GCCTGATCCCGTGTATCCCCAGCCACGGTATCGGTGTCAGTGCCCGGGATGTTTGAACCGGGTGCCGTGGAAACATTTCACTTGTATGGAGTGCTTTCTGTGGTGCGACAACCGCAGTCACCGCGTTCGAATACGCATTGGAAAAAGTTCGACATCAAAACGCGTCGGCTCTTCCGCAACGCGAAAACGACTCTCACCACGCTTCGGGAACGTGCCGCTGCGTGCCGAGACCCAACTACGGTTCAGTTTCTAGATGAGGCCCTGGCGGCGGTGAGTCGTTGCCAGGAAGGCATTACTCGAAATCACAACCCGGAGGACCTATGAGATTGACAGTGGCAATCGTGTTCTTGTTTGTTGGCGTCACCCTGATCACCGCGTCGAAGGATACAAACGACGTCATGGTCGGCGTGGTGATGGCCTTCGTCAGCTTGGTCGCAATGGTGTACCTTGCCCGCCCTGCTCGCGATTGATCCTGGCCTCCAGGGAACGGGTGCCGCCTTCTGGCGGTCGAACCGGCAGACGGCCCCGGACTGGGTAGACGTGATCACCTATCGCAAGGGCGAGTGGACCGATCGAGCAATGGCCATTGCCGGGCAGATCAAGGAGCGATTGGTAGAGGAGGTCAGCCGGGGGTCGATGCTTGGACCGGTGACCTTCGTATGCGAGCTCATGGAGATGCACCAGTCGGCTCGTGCGCAGATGATGTGGAAGTCTGGCGACTTTCAGCGTACGCTAGTGTTCACTGGGATGATGGTCGCGCGGGTGCATCGGTACGTAGACGAAGTGGAGCTCGTGAAGCCGTCACAGTGGAAAGGACAATTGCCCAAGGCTATTGCCAACCGTCGGGTGGCAGCGATCCTGGGCGAGAAAGCTTGCCGAGAGTTGGACATTCAAACACACGCCTGGGATGCCGTGGGCATCGGGCTCTGGAAGTTAGGGAGGTTTTAATGCCAGCAGATACGCTAGCAGCAAAGGGAATGCCGTGGTGGATTGCGGTGTACGTGCCGTCGTCTGGGAACAAGAGCGCCGACAATCTGTTCAAGATTACGCGGGTCAACCGGTTTCAGGCCCTCTGCGTAGTTGATGCAATCAATCGGGCCGATCGAATCCAGTCCTGGCGACTGGTGAGCATCGCGCAAGAAATGCACGTGGTGTACTAATGAAGGGACTCAAGCTCGTTGTCAACAACCCACTCGGACTAAGCAAGGACCGATACGATCCTGAACGGGACGGTATCAGCCCGACGCTGTTGTCCAAGTGGAAGTCGTGCCGGGAGAAGGCGCTGTTGACGTTGAAGGGATGGAAGTCCCGCCGACCCAATCAGGGCCAGACCTTCGGCACATTGATCCATGCGGTGTTGGAGCGCGTGTACACGCAGATCCAGAACGGCACCCTCGGCACCATTCCGTCCCAGAAGCTGGTGACTAAGATCTGCCGCGAGGTCGAGAAGAAGTGGCGAGAGCAGAACACCAAGGCTGACAGCGAAACGTTGCAGATGATGCAGATGATGATGCTGTTGGCCGAGGCCATCACTCCGGCCTACTTCACCTTCTGGAACAAAGACCTCGTCCGGATGGACTGGTACCACCTGGAACAGTTCGTCGGCTCCAGCCAACGGCTGACGACCTTCGGCAACCACCGATCGTTCTTGCGCGGGAAGCTGGACGGCGCGTTCACAATGAACAAGGACAAGTCCGGCCGGCTCTGGTTGTTTGAGACGAAGACGAAGTCACAGATCGGCGAGAAGACCGAAGCCAATCTCGTGGACATCATGCCGCACGAGACGCAAACCAATCTCTACCTCGGCGCATTGCAGGACGCTACAGGCGGCAAGACTCCGGCAGGCGTATTGTTGAACATTGTTCGTCGCCCGGCGTTGAAACTGAAGAAGGGAGAATCACTGAAGGCGTTTGCGGCTCGCGTGACGAAAGACATTCAGAGTCGGCCGGACTGGTACTTTCTCCGCCTCCGCTTGGAGATCGAACCGAAGGATCTGCTCCGTCAGCGCCAGAACAGCAACGCACTCATGTCAGACTTTCTGGCGTGGTACCACGGCGAGGTGCCGCATTACAAGAACAGCGACCAATGCGAAGCCAAGCACGGCACCTGCGAGTTCTTGAAGATGTGCTCGCGCGGCGACACGTCAGGAATGTATCAATCGAAACCGCGACGCGGTGAAGGAGTCGAAGGCTTATGAACGTCGTGATCATTGGGGGCGGCTATCTCGGCCAACTCCTACACACCCTACTCCCCGAGGCACGTGTGCTGGATTGGCGTCCGGCTCCGCCTACCGAGATGGCACGGCAATTCGGACCGCAGTATCTCTGGCGTCCGATCACGGCTCTGCCATTTCGGGAATTCAATGTCATCACGCATGTCGACGACGCGCCCGCGCAGATGGATGCGGTACGTCGATACAAGGAGAAAGTCGGAAAAGTAAATGACCGCGGCGACTGGGCGGCGCAATTCCGGTCGGCCATGAAGGGATACGAGGTCACCCTGCCTCCGTGTCGAGTGGAGTTCGGCATGCGGGTAGATAAGGTCAACGTTGTGGACCATCGATTGACCATGGGCAACGGAGAAGTGATCAAGTACGACTGGCTGATCAGCACCATCCCATTGCCGTCACTGCTCTCGCTGGCCGGCATGTCGACGGACGAGCTCAATCCGTTCGAGTCCCGGCCCATCTACCTCTGGACTCGGCCGCATGTGCAGCTGTCTTACTTGTACGTCAATTACATCTCGGACAATCGCACACCCGTCTATCGCCAGACGACGCGAGATGGTCGGATGCATTTCGAGTCGCTTGAGCCGGTAATGCCGGATGACGGTGTGAAAGTGCACCGACTGTTGCCCGGTAAGATTTACTCCAACAGCCTCACGGCCGTCTATCGCGCCGAGTTGCGAATGCAGCACGTGCTGACGGTAGGCCGCTATGGCGCATGGAACCCGGACGAGCTCGCCCACGAAACGTACTTCGAGGTTCAGTCATGGCTGCAGTTGGTTTCGTAGAGGAGTTCCTCCGCATCTGGGAAGACCAGGCACAGTTCAATGGACAACTACGTCCCGGTCCCCGCACACCGGCGGATCAGATCCGGCTGGCCAAGGACTTCGTGCTCTATGCGGAAAGCGAGTTCCACGAATTCCTTCGGGAGTTCGAATGGAAGGACCACCGACGCAACGGTCGCACTCGGCGGGACAACCCCGAGTATCGGCATGAGCAGCTGGTAGATGCCTTCAAGTGCTTCATCTCTCTGTGCCAGTACATGGGCATGACACCGGCCATGTTGTTCGAGGGTTACTGGCGCAAGTCTGCCGTCGTGCGACATCGCCACCGGGAGGAATGGCTCGGTCAACTGCATCGGGCATGTGCCGTGGTAGACATTGACAACGTGATTTGCGACTACATCCAGGGGATGGGCCGGTGGTTGGTGCAAGAGCGCGGCTGCACTGCTTCGTTAGTGGAATCGGCCAAGCAATACGGCACCTTGAACGCCGTCACCCTCGGCATGTCCGAGGAAGAGTGGATGGAGCACAAGCACCAATTTCGTGTGCAGGGCGCAAAGCGTTCGCTGCCGGTGTTCCCCGACGCGCGTCCCTTCTTGGAAGCGCTGCGTCGGCGCAACTTGTTGATCGTGCTGTTGACCAGCCGGCCAATCGATCGGTATCCGAATATCTATACCGATACGGTCGACTGGCTCAACCGCAACGGTTTGGTCTTTGACTATATCTGGTGGGGCGAACAGAAAGCGCACCGGGTCATTGAAGGGGAGGTTCGACCGTTCGTACAACTGGCCGTGGATGACGATCCGAAATACATCGCGCAATATTCGATGGCTTCAATTAATTCGTATTGGCTGCGTCGGGACCCGAACCCAAGCGGGGAGCAGCCGCCTTCATCTTCGGTCCACGAGGTGAAGAACTTGCAACAGGTTGTGGACCACTACGATGAGTTAATGAAAGTGCAGGAGGCCGACCTATGGAATACGCAGACGCCAAACACCGTCCCCACGCTATCCACACCGGAGAAGAACCTACCACTCGAATCGACGAAGGACCTCAAGCGCTGAGAGTCACGCTCGATAACTGGCCGATGATCGAGCCCAACATGTTCCCGTCGCTGTTGGACTCGTTGCAGTCGAACTGGGGTGAGCATCCCAGTCGGTCAGTGAACAACGAGTGCATGTTCCGCGGCACTTACGACGAAGTCGCCAACCATCGGGTCAGCCAGGAGCACCGAACCGGCTGGTGCCGCCTGCACCCCGAGGAGCAGGAGTACGTGGAGATGTGCTTCGCCGGCAAGACACTGCAGCAGGCACTGGAGCGGTTCACGTTCAGCTTCTGTGTTGACGGCTGCACCCGCGCGGAGACGCACCAGATTGTTCGGACCCGCGTCGGGGCCGGGTTCATGCAGCATGGCGGTCGAGACAACGACTGGCGTCATCGCGGCTGGACCATGCCAGAGACGATCGTGCGCGCCTGTGAAGCCGACATGGCGTTGCGGGATGCCGCGCGGATGAGCGGGTTCGCCGAGGCAGAAGCCGGATCGTATCCGGCGGCGGTCAACGATCGGGCGGTCTGCGTGACCAACTGGGACCCAATCGAACAGTTGGTCGGGGCCCCGGAGGATCGTAACACCTTGCGCCAGACCATCAAGGACTATCTGGCCCAGGGGAAGCGGTTGTATGCTGCGCTGGTCGACGCCGGCATTCCCTGGCAGGATGCGAGGCGGGTGCTCTGGATGGGCACGCAGACCTACATTCATTGCGACTACAACTATGTCGCACTGAAGGGCGTGCTGGCCAACCGACTTGAACACATCATGGACTGGGAAGTCAACTGCGTGGCCCAGCTCATGCAGCGGGAAGTGAACATGAAGTGTCCGTCGCTCTTCGGGAAGTATCTTGGCTCCAGAAGCGACGCGGCCAAGCGGGCCATGTTCGCCGGACTGGAGTCGTGGCCACCCGACGGTAAGTGGCCAACCACGCCGGAGCAGGACGCACTGCCCCGACAGCATACCGCCGCACAGATGCCGTTCTGGGTGCTAAGCCCGGCGGCAATGGCGGGCGGACCGATCGAATGGATCTGGACGAACGGGGTGTACCCGTACGACCGGATCGGCGATGCCCGCTGAGGACTGGATTCTCGGCGAAGAACCGGAGGAACGAATGGCCATTGTGAAGCGGGATCCGAGTGATGTGCGGCCCGCAAAGAAAGGGAAGATTCGGAAGCGCAAGGAAGACAAGGACGACGAGAAGATGTCGCTGTCCTTGCCGACGGAGCGCACCGAACCGGAAGACGATATCTGGAAATGTATCATTCTGATCTTCGGCGAGAAGAAGATTGGAAAGACCGCGGTGGCGGCGCTGGCTCCCAAAGCCTTTCTCATGGCAACGGAAGTCGGCTACAAGGGTCAGAGCGTCTTCAAGCGAGATGTCACCAGCTGGAAGGAAGCCAAGGGGTATCTTCGGCTGTTGAAGAAGGACGATTCGTTCAGCACCGTGATCATCGACATCGCGGATCTGCTGTACGATCTGTGTTTGAAGTACGTCTGCGAGAAGCTCATGATCGATCATCCGAACGACGAAGGCTTCGGCAAAGCCTGGCACGAGATCAAGAAGGAGTTCGAGTCCTTGATCCTCGGCCTGGCCCAAACCGGAA